AAGCCGTGGACTAGCTTCGATTCAGGTTGCTACCACGACACTAAACTAGCCTCGCTCGTGCCATTAGTGCGGCGAGTGAGTAAGAAGCAAAGGGAACTGGTTGAAGGTGCGTTTAAGTCTGGCGCTATGTCCAGAATAACGAGAGCATTGAACGCTATTCAGTCTACTCCCTTTGCCATTAACGAGCTTGTGCTGGAAGAAGTCGTGCATGCTTGGGAACGTGGTGACATCATCAGCAAGTTTCCTCGTAAGGCAAAACTTAAAGTGCCTGGCAAGACCACAAACTGGTCTGAACTGGACGCTAAACAACGCAAGCATGTTAAGAAAACAAAAGAAAAAATCATATTACGCAACAGGGCATTTGATGCTGATGTAGTTAATATGACAACTGACCTCAACTTAGCGGTTGAGTTAGCTAAACACGAGAAGTTTTATTTACCTCATAATTTAGACTTTCGTGGACGTGTGTATCCAATACCAACATTTAACCATCAACGAAGTGATCACATACGCGCACTGTTTCAGTTCGCACGTGGTAAGCCGTTAGGCAATGATGGTGCATATTGGTTGTGTATTCATGTCGCTAATACTGGCGACTTTGACAAGATAAGCAAGAAGTCGCTGGATGATAGAATAAAGTGGTGCAACGATAATCAACGCGCACTTTATCTTATCGGCAAGAAACCTGCGTTAACCAGACACCTTTGGCAGCAAGCAGATAAACCATTTTCATTCCTTGCAGCATGTGTAGCTTTTGCTGGATATGTTGAAGAGGGCGATGATTATGTCTGCCACCTGCCTCCAGCAATGGATGGAGCAAACAGTGGGGTACAACACTATAGTGCCGCACTAAGGGATGCTAAGGGTGGTGCAACAGTTAACTTAACAAAAGCAGCTAAGCCTGCTGATGTTTACCAGATTGTTGCCGACAGAGTTAATGAGGAGTTGCAGCACGATACTTGTGATGAAGCTGAACTGTGGAAACAGTACGGTGTAAATCGCAAGGTCGTGAAGCGCAACGTCATGACTTTTGCCTATTCAAGCGAGAAGTTTGGTTTTAGGCAACAGCTCATAGAAGACTTGATGAAGCCATTAGAGGACGAAGTGCTCGAAGGCATCAGGTCAACTCATCCGTTTGGTGACGACAATGGGTCGAAAGCAGCAACCTATATGGCTGGAAAAGTCTGGGATGCTGTTAACGACGTTGTCACTAAAGCAGCAGAAGGCATGCGCTTCATACAAAAATGTGCACAGTTGTGTGCTCATGAAGCAAAGCCTTTGATCTGGACATCACCCATTGGTCTGCCCGTTGTGCATGCTTACGAAGATTACAACATTAACCGTGTTAGAATTTTCTTGTACGACAAAGAAATCAAACCAAGTGATGCCTCAAAAAATAGCAAGATTACTGACGATGGAGATGTTTACAACTGCATCATGGTAAACTTGCGCACTACGCCGAAAGGCACGTTGGATAAGATGAAACAGCGCAATGCTGCTGCACCAAATTTTATCCATTCTCTTGACGCTAGTCATCTCATGTACAGTGTAATTGCTGCACTAGATGAAGGCATCGAAGACTTCATGTTAATTCATGATAGTTTTGGTACTCATGCTAGCGACACCTGTACGTTCGGGTATTTAATCCGAGAGCAGTTCGTCGCTATGTATGAGCACTTTGACGTCATGCAAAGATTATATAACGCCACATATTCACAGCTCAATGACAACAGTCGCATGGGCATGGTTGATTTTCCAGAAAGTGGTGATCTTGATCTGCGTGAAGTACTGCACAGCCACTACGCGTTTGCTTAACTCTCAAAATAAGAGGTGAAGTATGTCGTACGAACAACGACGTGAGGAGCTTATTGCCTACGCAGTAACTCTCATTGAAGACGACGTAGCGCTACCAGTAGATGTCTTGGCAGAGCTGGACGAGTACGGCGTCAATATCAATTGGTTGTTTAAAGAGGCTGCATCTAAATATGCACCTGCTGAAGCAACTGAAAATGATTACTTAATTCAAGGAGCACTTGTATGAGCAAGTTTAAATTTCAGACCCCAAAGGGTACTGCAGTTTGGCCGTGGTTTTCGGTCCCTGACACTCGGTTTGATACTGAGGGTAAATATAAAACCGATTTATTAGTGCCTAAAGCTGACGCTGAAGAGCTGATGGCAAAGGCGAAAGAAATTTTTATTGAAGAATTTGGCGAGAAAGACCTCAAAAAGGCTAAATGGCCTTTTGCAGTTGACGAAGAAAGTGGTGGTGTACGCTTCCGTGCAAAATCAACTAACAAACCAGTGCTGTTTGACGGTCAAGGCCAAAAAATTAACGAAGACTTAAATGTTGGTAATGGCTCAGTCATTAAGCTGTCTGGTCAGATGTCAACATACAACGCAGGAGGCTCTGTAGGTGTCACAATGTACCTCAACGCCGTCCAGATCATTGATCTCGTCGAGTTCGGTGATGCTGGCTTTGCTGCAGAGGAAGGTGCCTATGTGCACGAGTCCTCAAAGCCAGAGGAAAATACCAACGGTGCGGCATTCGACTTTTAGACACATTAAATTTGAGAACGGCTACCGCAGTGGATTAGAGGCTGCGGTGGCTCATCAGCTCACAGAACTTGGTGCTGCATTTGAATACGAGACAAACAGAATTCCATACCAGCTGGATGCGAAATACATACCAGACTTCATTTTAGAGAACGGAATTATTGTTGAGTGCAAAGGCAGATTTACAAGCGAAGACAGGCGCAAAATGCGTCTTGTCAAAGAGCAAAACCCAGAGCTTGACATCCGATTTGTGTTTACCAGAAGCAGCTCAAAAATAAACAAGGGCAGCAAGACTAGCTATGGCGACTGGTGCGCACGATACGGTTTCAAGTACGCAGATAAACTCATACCAGAAGGATGGATAAATGAGCATCTCAAAGAGAGCAAAGGCAATAAGTCACCTCACAAGAGGAAGAAAGTTAACACGAATCACTGCGATGCATGAGTTCGACATTCAGAACTTAACTGCAATGATCTCAGAGATCAGAAAAGCAGGCTACAACGTGAAGCTACGCACTAAGCAAGATGCGCGTGGTACTCCGTACACTGAATACTACTTCGGTCGGCCACACAAAAAGGCTGCTTAATGATTGATCCCACCGATGTGTGGGTCTCAGCGCTGCATGACGTGTCTCATAAATACGAGCACGTCTCAGCGCCACGAGACTTGAAGGTGCGTGAAATTGTAAACTACAACTACACCACCAGCCTCAGCTGTCCAGTTGTAGAGCATGAAGGGCGTAATCTTAATTATGCCTTTATGTTTGGTGAAGCAGCTTGGATTTTGAAAGGTCGCAATGACCTCAACTACATAAGCAAGTACATGAAAACGTACGGTAGATTTAGTGATGATGGCGTTACACTTAACGGTGCTTACGGTCCGAAGATAATAGACCAAATTAGCTGGGCGGCTAATGAGCTAAAAAACGATCCTGACAGCAGACGCTGTTATGTCAACATTTGGCGAGAGCGACCTGGTGTAACAAAAGATGTGCCTTGCACAACAGGCTTGCAGTTTCTGCTGCGTGGCAACGCACTACACTGCGTAGTAAATATGCGTAGCCAAGACTGTGTGTGGGGTATGCCTTACGACATCTTCACTTTCTCAGCCATTACTAAATACTTGCAACTCATGCTGTATAATACTTACGACCTTTGTGTCGGGCTAGGTGAGCTGCACGTAAGAGCAGGTTCATTTCACATATATGAACAGCACTTCGTTGATGCAGAACACTGGTTATCAGCCACAGACAAAAATAAAATGTCACAAGAATACGACAAACTGGCAGCAGTAATTGCAGCAACCGAGTACACTTCAAACTTAGAAAATGGAGCTAACCAATTATTGTCATAGAAGGTGCTGACTGCACTGGTAAGACTACACTTGCCAATAAATTCTGTGATGAGATTAGCGCTCAATACTTCCACTGTAGTTACAACCCTCAATGGGACATAGAAACCTACCACCGCCTTATTATTCATACCGCTGGCAAGCTAGAGACACTAGCTAAAGTGCCAGCGGTTGTGGATCGATGGTGTTTGAGTGAGGCTGCCTATGGTTCTGTATATAGAGATGGTCCAAGCTATGACACAGTGAGCTTAGCTCAGGAAGCTATTGCTGCGTACAATCCCATATTCATCTTGTGCACTACAGAGAACGCGATAAGCACTCACAACAGGATGAAAGAACAACGGCGTGAGATGTACGAAGACATCAGTCCAGTCATAACAAAATTTAACGATCTTGTCGCAACAGGTCAGTACGGCAACTATCACGTATTTGATTACGACAAGGTCAATGTAAACGATTTCGTAGATGCAATTATGCAAACTTATTAGGAGAGAAAATGTCCTCAATAGTAGCTGACGTTTATGCATTACAAGCAAAATACGGTTTTAATCATCAACCCATATCAATGGGAAAATTACATTTTCGCGGTGAGCAGATAGAAGAAGAATTAGCGGAGTATGGTGCCGCACTATCACAGGGCGATGCCGAAGGCATGGTCGACGCGCTCATCGACATAACGGTATTTGCACTTGGCACATTAGCCATTGCAGGTGTCGACATTCAAGAAGCGTGGGATGAAGTCCATCTTGCCAACATGACAAAAGAGCGTGGTGTTAAGCCAGGCAGAGAACAAAGTGGCGGATGGGATTTAATTAAACCTGAAGGATGGGAAGGACCAGACCATGACGGCAACACAGGCTTCATCAGCGACGTTTTTAGCACATCTACCGTGTGACAAGTGCGGAAGCAGTGATGCTAATTCACTGTATGACGACGGTCACACGTACTGCTTTTCCTGCGAAACCTATGGAGAAGCCAATGAAGAGGAACTTAATGGCGAGAGAAGTCCGTTCACCGAAGTATCGACAACGGGTGCAACGGAAGCGGACATTGTATACTCGCAAGGTGAAACACAAGCACTCAAAGCCAGAGGTGTCTCAGCAGATACAGCGAGACACTTCGGCTACCGTGTTGACTCTTCTCGGCAGCTAGCTCCGTACTATCGCAACGGTAAGCTCATAGCAATCAAGACTAGAGATAAGGAAAAGAACTTTCGCATCATTGGTGACGGAAGCAACTTACCTTTCTTTGGTCAACAGCTTCAAAGCAAAGGCAAAAGAGTCTTTGTAGTAGAAGGTGAAATTGATGCTCTGTCACTCTCTCAGGCACT